GTATCGGCCCATGTGCGTGATACAGGGGTGATTGCCATACAATCATAGTATCCTGTAATGCAGGAAATGCAATTGAAGTTGCTGTATTTGGGTGTTGTCCTGTATATTGTTCACTCAATGAAATGAACGGGTGTGTATCACTTGGTCGTGTTCTATGAAATTCTAATGGTGGATGACCCTTGTCTGCTTTTATATAGTATGTGCCACTGATGATTGAGTTCGGGTGTGAGTGTACAGGTTGACTGCCGCCCTTTAGATTGACGTTAAGCCAACTTTCTGATATGAAGTGTTCATCATATTTCATGCGAAGTTCATTCGTAAGGTAATCATCAATACAAGTCTTTACCCACTCATGCAGTCCATTTAAGGACTTGTGCAACATCACATTATTAAACTTCTCACTTCTCCATTTATTTGATCCACCGTACTTTTTTACACTAAAGTTTTTAGGTTCAAATTCTTCTGAAAATTTAGTTGGGCTATTATATGTCTTAATAATTCCAGTTGGAAATATAGGAACTCCACTCATGTTATTTTCAACTCCTCGCATAATTCATCTTTATTAATATATATTACGTTTCTTCTAAGCCCCATATCTGGTACTATTGGCCGGTCTACCCAATAAAAAGTAGTGTCAGAAAACTGAGAAAAAATATCTTCTAACTGATTTATCCAATTTACTGAATTAAATCCCTTTGCGTTTGCTGGAAGATAGTTATCTGTACCCTTGTACATATTATTTAGTGGGTGATCGTATGATGATAAGTCAAACCCAATCATATAAACTTCATCTGGTTTGACAGGAAATCTACCTAATGTTTCATGTACAGGTGGATCACATGCTAAATGTAATGCAGTATTGCCCGCAGACAAACCATTTAAATATCCCCCAACAGGACAAATTATTTCATTTTCAGTGACGTAAGTAATCCAAACACCAGAGTCCTTCTCCATTTTCATACGAAGGTCTTCTACATCTAAGTCTGGATTCATACGAATAGCTATATCAATTTTTTCTCGTAAAGTATCAGGGTCTTTACCTGAGATGACACATTTATCAGTTTTATCTCCACTGTAATGAATAAAAGACTTAGGTATGTCATATCCCATGAACAGTGTGTCTGCTACAAAATCTGGAACAGTATTCCAATTTGTAAACCAACACTTGTGGTTAAGTGGATATTCTGATTTAACAATTTCTTGCTGCATTCCATAATCAACTGCAACAAGGTTATCTACTTCACCATCGCGATAGATTGCATTGCAACCCCAAGTAACAAATTCATTGCCTTTACTTGGGGTAAACCATGAACGCGATTCACCATTACCAACAACTAAAGCTTTCATTTTCTTAAATGTTCCCAACTAACAGGAAACAATTCCTTTGCAATTTCATCAATTTTATTTGCAACTAGTTGTGTTTCAATTTGTGCATCTGGTTTACATCGCAGATTACAAACCCTTGCAAACGCATAGAGTGTTCCAGACCAATACCATTCTGTAAACATAGATTGAGGCAGAACCATTCTTGCTTGTTCTGGTGCAACACCGCCAGCAATTAATCGGTCATAAGTATCAAGTGTGAGTTTGACAGCTGTGTCGTACAAAGAATCAACACTAATGTCCTTATCATACTGACTATATAATGTTTCGGGATAACTATCCTTAATATACTCTATAGTCTTTTCTTCATCAGAACCTTGTTTCTTATCCATTGCAGCTGCTCTCCATGTATCAGGATAATAAATTGATGGGTCATCACTAACATATCGTCTAGATACTTCGTTCCATGTTAAACCAATTTGATGTTTAACTAATTGTCTTGCAACAAATATAGGAGCTTTAATTCTAAACTGCATTGATGCATGACCGAATGGACTCCAGTGATTGTGTTTTGCAAGATAAGCTATAAGTCGTTTATCACTATGATTAAGAAGTCCATCAATATGAACACCATTTGCTGGTGTGATTTCTTCCCAATGTGATTCTTTGTCAAATGACACACGAGCTGCATTAACAACAGACAAGTCGCTTCCCATATGGTCTTTAAGTGCTACTTCTATATCCAATTGAAAATCCCCCAAATAGATGCTATAAGATAAAATAATTCCATTAACATTCGTGGTGTATCTTTATCCAACCTTGCAAAATTTGCCCAAAATGCAGCTGCAACAAAAGACAATATCCAACCTACCCATTGGGAAGCAACACTTCCTGATGCAAGAAACATAACACTCATCAATGCAAGAACAAGAGCAAACCACCGCATATTACTATTGGGAGTTTTTCTGTTGGGTGCTAGTAATGTCAGTGTTAGTATTTTAGTTACCATAATATACCCTTCCTAAATGTGGTGCTGATACAAGGAATCGAACCTCAAATTGATGATTACAAATCAACTGTTATACCGTTTAACTATACCAGCTATAAAATATCTATCGTTGACCTCTCCTATCATCATACCTACGACCTTGAGGGCGAAACCCTTTTGGCCAAGAAGGTGTACGTAATGCAAGTCTCTTAATTCGATCATTCAACTCAGAATTAGCTTTTGACCGCTCAGCGCAATCAAATTGCAATTCTTTCACTTTTGCAATGAGTCTCTTATTTTCTGCTTCAACAAGGTCAAGCTCTTTGATTGCGGTTTCTGCTCTATCAGTAGTTACGATTTCACCCAAATCCATTTTAATTAACTCCTTCTATTAGATTTAATAACTGTATTTTATACCTGTTCTTGTCCAAAGTCAAGAACCTTTTGTAATTATGCATAAGTTTTTTAATGTCTTGCCATATGTGATCCTCAGATAATTTTTTGTTCCAAGTTTTACTAAACTCAACCAGTTCGTCAAGAATAATAAGAGTTTCAAGAGACACTCTTTTCCCAAGATATTCTTTTAGTAATATAGGGTGTTCATCATCTTTAATAGCAAAAAGAGGATTGAAGTTTTTAACTAAGGGCTTAATCTCTAGTGCAAATTGATTGTAAAAATTAGCTCTTTTAATTTTCCATTCCTCATAGTTCCCATCATTGAAATTAGATACATACCCTTTACTGTCTTTAATAAAATTAGAGACAAAGTAATTCTTTATGTTTTCTTCGGTTTTATATTTTCGTGAGATTTTGACAAAGAAACTCCTATCTTTTCTTTTGAAGAAAGAGTCTCGTTTGATACGAGTTTTGCCGTGATAAGTAACAAAGTCATAATCAGTTTTACCAAAGTGTGCTTTCATTGCACAGTACATTAAATAAGTATCAATTGCTTCCATTGTAAAGTCTTTCTTTATATGGGTAGTTGGGCTCTTTTGGGTAGGAAGTTTAACTCTCTGGCATTTGCTTCAATTTTTTCTTTCAATCCTTTTGAAACAAGAGAACCAACTGAATCTGGTTCAATACCTTCTTTATCACAATAATATAGAACTGCATCCATGTGAGTAAGATTCTTTTCTTTAGCGATATTTTCTATTGCAAGGGTAAATGTTTTAGATGTTGTAAACGGCATTTTGATATCCTATAATCATTATAAAAAGTGGTGGGTATTCTGTTGCTAGGAAACCCACCGAAACCCCGAGCAATTATGCGGCTAGCGCGTAATCCTCATATGCAAAGTTATAGTTTGCGTCTTCATTTTGACCGATAACGGAATCACCCGACAATTCTCCACTCATCTACATCTGCCTGTCGAAACTATTCAACCCCATCACAAACACACTAAGTGTTCTTCAATATGTTTGTGGTGGAGTTGGGGGGATTCGCACCCCCGTCCAGATCAGCTCTCAACTCGCATCAACAAATTGTATTCTATTTATATAGTACCATAATAGTACCAGAATGTCAAGAACCTAAACAATAATTCCAGAGGTCATCTTTCTGTAAGCAGCTATAATTTCCTCGTTTGATGGAGTAACCAAAATAATCCCCCCACCATAAAAAGTTACAAGCTCTGGATTTTCCTCACCAGTTAGGCATACTCCACGAGCAAATCCCATTTGTTTATCTGATGTATGGATAATCATTTTAGGTTCTTTTAGCGTTACAAAATCACTTGTTTGTTCTTCAAGTTTTCCAACAAATTCGCCAGCTGGTGTTACTATTGATACTAGTGTGTTTAATTCAATCATAATATTTTCCTATAAGTTATAAACTGTCTGTGAGACTTTTTGAATAGTCTCTTTGATTATCCCACTCTTCCTGTTCTTCCTCACGAAAGAGTTTCCACTCTTTCTGTTGATTATTCCATTCTGCGATTGTTTCTACAAGAGTGTCAAGATAGTCGTGTTTTTGTTTGATGAATTCTTGGACAGTTCCATCCTCTGTTACTACTAAGATAACCACCTGAGAAATATCTACTCCTGTACGTTCTTTATACATTTCAGCATACGCAGAACCTTGAATGTAATAGCTTTCATTATACTCATCTTTACGTTCTTTGGTCGATGTTTTGAAATCTATAATAGACGGTACGCCTTTGTAATCTGCAATACAATCAACTCTGCCTGCTACCTTATACTTGTCACTATACAAACCCGCTTCTTGGGCATATATGTTGTCTATGTAAGTTAGAGCATTATCTCGCAATTCGCTGAATAGACAATACGGTAGAAAATGTTGCTTGTGGTGATCTATATTTTGGTTGTTTAGATAGTCTTCACACATATGATGAACTTTAGTACCACGATTTGCGGCTGTTCTTGATATGTGATTAGCAACATCATTACCTACACGTTTACGCCATTCTGCAATTCCCTTCTTATTACGAACTGATAGAACAGTTGTGATTGAGGGATACTTATTCCCCTCTGGGGTTTTGTATAGACGAGTACCATCTTGGTTTGTTGCTGATATAGGTTGTAACTTCACTGGTTCATGATTAAACATTATTATATTGCCCTCATTCTATCCACTAGTCTATCTGCTCGGTTGGTTACTTGACGATACCAAGCACTGTCAACCATTTCGTTAGCAGCTGCGTTCCAATCTTTTGCATCCACACCACGTTTCATTCCCTTGAATTTACTCAAACGAGTTCTGCCCATATTGAACATCATGTTTGCAATTATTTGTTGGGCTTCTTCTGGCAAATCTCCAAAGTCTTTGTAAAGGATGGCGCAGTCTGACAAAACTGTTTTACAGTCTCGCTCGAAGGCTTCAATGACTCTAGACTCACTGACGGAAGTGCCGATTTCCAATCTTGATTCTGGGTCTGAGTCAAGAACCAAATGCCCGACACCAAAAGTAGCATAACCAAGGTGATCATTATATATTTCATATTTTACTCCCTCATCTATTTCTAATTGTTTTCTAAGTTTATTTAAATTCATTTCTTCATCCAATTTGTTAGTTTTTTGCACTCTTCAGCAAAGAGGAATCTACACTCATAGATAGTCCAACCCCAGATAACCATTATTAGTCCACTTGTTATCCACATTAATAAGCCCATTATTCACTCCCAAATCCAAGTCTAATTTTATTGATAAGATAGTTACGAACAAAGCCTGATCGAACTATATCGCCAATAGTAAATTCTACACAGTTGAATTCATCCATTTCATCTAGTATTTTGAAGAAATCGTGTAGTCCGTTTTTTTCATTTTGCTTCTGTAAATCTGTCTGGTCAAAATCACCACAGAATACAATCTTTGCATCTTGACCAATCCTTGTTGTAATAGTATCAAGTTCATGAAAATTCATATTCTGACATTCATCTACTATAACAATTGCGTTGTCCATTGTCAACCCCCTTAGAAAAGAAGTTGATAAAAAGTGTAATGAACC